CCGTCTTGGGTTATTATATCACTCGTGAATTCTGGAATCTCTACTTCTCCGCATTTAAAGAATTTAAAGGGATGTTTGATACTGATTTTTGAAGCTACACATACGAAGTCGTCTCCTTGCGACATAATCAATTTAGGTTCTGTGATATCGAAACACATGTTGCATAATGTTAAATTGACTAGTGAATTAGAAAATAATGTATCCGCTCTCCCACTCTGAAACATGCCTTGAACTGACATTCTAATAGTTTCCGCATCAGCAGCCCAAAAATCATTATTTGCTTGCAACCATTTAGTAAGCGTCTCATCGACACCATAACTTTCATAAACGTAGCTCATGAATCCATCGTTTATCGGTCCATCTCTAACCGAATCCATCTCACTGATATCTGATTCAAAGCATACGTGTTCTTCTAATCCGTGTAATCTTTTCCTTATTTCTTCGCCTATCTGTTTCTTGGAATATCCATACCCGAACATGACGTCAGGTCTAAAATCTTTCCTTATATTCTTTTCTAATACTGTTATAATGACACCCATTAAATGCGTTATAAATTTAGGTTGGGCCGATACAGGTTGTCCTGCTTTCAAAGTGCCATTATCATGTTGCAAGTAGGATTCTTCGGCCATCTTGACTTTCTTCTGTGGTTTATTAAACAAAGTGATCTTCGACCTGTCTGCATACGTGTTGTTGAACTCTGCAGCATTTACTTTATCTCCTTTCAATTTAATCCTGCGAACTTGTTCAGCGTATGCATTACTGAGATCATCAGCTTGTATTCTCGTTTTGTTAGGTACTAGCACATTGAAGGACTGTCTTAATTTGTTAGTCATATCGGAGTCACTCATTTCATACTTCTTCTTATTGGTTCCGAATCTCTTTATCAGTGTATATAATATATTGTCTGGCGCCATGGTCGTTCTTCTGCCAAAATTTGGGGCCATAAACCTCCAATACCTATTGGTTGTTTCTTCTCCTAAAGCCATAGTCTTGAAGTGCTTAGGTTCCTTTATTCTCACATCATTAGATACTTCTGGGAACTCTCTATGTGTAAAACCTGAATGTGTATCGTTATAATCACTACTACTAGGAAATCTTGTTGCCAAAATCTCGCTAACTCCTGCTACGGTGTCTACTGGATTAGGACAATACTGCAGAGGTTCCATTATCTTTTCATATTGAGCCACTCTTTTATTTACTTCCACATGGTCAGAATCCGGAATAGCTACGAAACTCGCGAAATTTGCGTCATAGATTTGTGGCACACTTACTTCTGCTTCTCTGTTGTACTCGTCATTGGTAAAACTCTTTATGTCATAAGCTACTTTGTCGACACCGAAGCTCTTCGCCAATCGTGATCGTAATCGTTCCTTCTTGACGGTGTCACGATTACCTCTCTCTGCCGCATACGCTCTTGTCTCGCCATAGGCCACCTCGCCCGGCGTT